TAATTATTTTAAAACTAATAATTTGGTTGAATATAAAGGTAAAGCAAATGATGAGTTTGAACATTTGATGGCTGAAGCAACAAGAATAAAAGCAAACTTGTTAAAAGAAAAAGCAGAAATAGAAGAAAAATTAATGAAATTAAACAAAATGGGATTAACTAATTAATAAACACTAAGAGCAGTGTAAAAGCTGCTCTTTTTTATTGTAAAAAGGAGGCTGATAGAAATGGGATAGCAAGAAATATAAAGATATTAGTTTTCTATGAAGGTGTAGATATTACAGAAGAAATACAGCCTAGTATCTCTTCTATGACTTACACAGATAACTCAAAAAATGCTGTAGATGACTTAGAGTTAGACCTGGAAAACTTAGATTATAGATGGCTTAATGAATGGTATCCTGATGAAAATTCAAGACTGCTAATTGGAATCCAACAAAATGAAAATGGGATATCTAAGTTCTTAGACCTTGGAATTTTCTATGTAGATGAACCTACTTTTAATAACCAAAGATTATCTTTGAAATGTCTGGCATTGCCGTTAGACCAAACTATTAGAGAGCAGGTTAATAGTGTTGCATGGGAAAAAATAACTCTATCTGAACTATTATCTAAAATAGCAACTAAACATGAGTTAAGCTATGAGTTACATTGTGATAATGCTTTCTTTGATAGATTAGATCAAGATAGAGAAACAGATTTAGGTTTTTTAAATAGAGTTCTATCTGAAACAGCTCTAAGTTTGAAAGTTACTGATGATAAGCTAATAGTCTTTAATGATGATGCATTAATTGATAACGATAATATCGATATCTTTAATATTAAAGATTTTTGTATTAGAAGCTTTACACTAAAGAAGAAAAATCAAGGAGTTTACGACAAAGTCGAGGTTAGTTATTATGATGCGGATAAAAAGAAACACATTGTTGAGACTATTACAAAAGAAGAACTTGAGAAGAGAAATGAGGTAAAAAATGCTTGATGATGGAGGATATGTAGCTTTTAAAGAGAAAGCAGATAAAACAAAAACTAAAAAAAGAGTTAAAAAAGCTAAGACAAAAAAGATTAAAACTAAAGGGAAATCTCAGGCTAAGAAGGTGGCCGAGAAAACTTTAAAGGACAGTTTAAAGCAAGAATACTCTATAAACTTAACGGTTGATGGAGATGTTAAATACTGTGCAGGTTGCATTATAGAACTAGATGATAGCTTTGGTAGATTCGCTGGACGATATGTAATTGATAAAGTTACACACAATATCGATGGAGACTACTCTTGTGATATAGAAGCTTTTAAAGTTGGTGCTAGACAAAATGCAGAAGAGAGAGCAAAATCAATAGATAAAGCTAAAAGAGATAAGGCAGAGAAAGAAAAGGCTAAAACTGCAAATACAAGAAAAAAAGAAAGAGAATTAAAAAAAGCAAATAAGATTAAAAGTAAAAAGGTGGTGAGTAAGAATGCTGGATATCTTGAAGCAAGGGGAAGTAAATGATATAGACATAGCAAATGGTAAAGCAAGAGTTATATTTCCTGATAGAGATAATAAAATTTCAGATTGGTTAAATATCCTGGTCCCATTCTCAGAATCACATTCAGATAATTATCATCTTGAGATAGGGCAAACAGTTATAGTTCTATCATTACCTGATATGATGGAGCAAGGTTACATCTTAGGCTGTCCTATGAGACCTTCAGACATTTCAGAAGGAGAAGTAAAAAGGACATTCTCAGATGGTGGATTCTATTCTTACAAAGATGGAGTTTTGACATTGTCTCCTGTCACAAAAGTAGTTATTACCGCAGACGTGGAGATTAAAAAGAAACTAACAGTTGATGGAGATACTACTTTTAAATCTAATACAGATACTAAAGGTACTGCTATGTTAGGTGGCATTAATCTTAATACTCATACTCACTCAGGAATACAACCAGGAAGTGGTAACACAGGAGGTCCCTCATGATAGGAAGCTTAGGAGACATAATTTTTTATGCTAGTGACTTAAATGTTTTTTCTTTAAAGAAGGAATTATCGAGAAGTAGAAAAGCCAAAATTACTCAACATGAGCCAATTTATGGCATTGGGAAAGTAAGACAGCAAGGTAGAGAATTAATGGAAGTTAGTTTGTCTATAGAGCTAATAGCTGGGCTTACTAAAGCTCCTAGTTTACATCTGCAGATGTTAAAAGACTTTATGGAGTTGGGAAGGTATGCTCCATTAATACTAGGATATCATGTCATTGGAGAGTTTCCATTTTTGATAACAGGAATTGAAGAAACACTATCTCATTTTAATGCGGTTACTGGAGAGTTTGACTACATTAACTTAGATATAACTTTACTTGAGTATGTAGATGACCCTTTACAATATCAAAAAAAGATAGAGTACAGACAAACTGCTAAAACTATTCTTGGAGTTGAGTATGAGGATACTGTAAAAAATCTACAAAAGAAGGTGTTTAAGTTATGATATATTTGATAAATTCTAAAGATGAAATAAACTATAACCCACAAAATGAGATAGAAGATGTAGTAAGAAACGTACATATGATACTAAGAGTTACAAAGGAAGAACAGCCTCTAATGAGAGAATTCTCTTTAGATAGTGATATGGTTGATAAGAATATTCCTGTTATTAAGAATAAGCTAATTGGCTTGTTAATGACTAATTTAAAGAAGTATGAACCAAGAGCACTGCTTAAAAATTTAGATTTAAAGTTAGAAAATAATGACTTAGAAATAATGCTAGAAATAGAGGTGATTATATGATAGATGATACTTATGAAATTATCGAAGCTAATGCTGAAGAACTAAGTCAGCAAATGCAAGAAAAGTTTGAAGAGTTGAGTGGAAGAAAAATCTCTAAACACTCGCCCGAAGGCTTAATCTTTGCTAGTGTTGCTTATCTTATAGCTATGAGAGAAGAGAACTACAATGATAATCTGAAGCAAAATTACTTAAAATATGCTAGGGATTATAGATTAGACTTATTGGGAGACAGGTATGGAGATAGAGGATTAAGACTAGAAGAGCAATATGCTAAAGCTACTTTTAGATTCCAAATCATATCTGCTAAACAAAAGAAAATAGTTATCCCAAAAGGAAGCTTAATCAGATATAATGACCTTTATTTTGAGACAAATGAAGAGTATTCTATAGCAGAAAATACTTTATTTGTAGACGGAATTGCTACGTGCAAAACACCAGGAACAATAGGGAATAATATTCCTGTAGGTCACATCAATACAATGGTTGACTTATATCCTTACTTTTCTAAAGTAGAAAATATCACTATTTCAAATGGTGGAACAGACCTGGAAGAAGACGAAGTGTATAGAGAAAGATTAAGACTTGTTCCTGACTCTTTTTCTGTTGCGGGTTCAGTTGGGGCTTATGTGTTTTGGACTTTATCAACGTCTCCAGAGATAGTTGATGTTACTGTTAAGAGTCCAAGCCCTTGTGAAGTTGATATCTACGTACTTACAAAAGATGGAGTTCCTTCTGAAGAGTTGAGAAACCAAGTTTTAAAGGTTGTGAATTCTGACGAAATAAGACCTTTAACAGATAAGGTTACTATAAAAAGTCCAGATGTAGTAGATTACAAAGTTGAATTTGATTATTACATAAATAAAGCTGATGAAATCAATATTAACTTAATAAAAGCTAAAGTACAAACAGCTGTAAATGAGTTTATAGAATGGCAAAAGAGCAAATTAGGTAGAGATATTATTCCAGACGAACTTATCAAAAGATTAAAGCTTGCTGGAGTAAAGAGAACTGTTATAACATCTCCAGTTTACAAAAAGCTAGAGCCACATCAGTTTGCTAAATGTAATACCAATGTAGTAATCAATTATCTAGGAGTTGAAGACATATGATATTAATAGATGACTTGAAATTAACAGACATTGCTGCAGTATCTACTTTAGATGATGCTACAACAAAATGGATATATGAATCTATAGACTATGTCTTAAGAAGCAGAAACTCTATCATAAATAGTGAATTAAAAAAGCTTGAAATGATAGATTTTGGAGCAGAAGAGGTATTTGCTGACGAAGATGGTATTCTTATATATGCTCCTTTCGAGAGTTTTGGAGCTATACAAAAAGAGCTTGAAAGTAGG